AAATTAGAAATGCCACAATGAGTTTAAAAGAAGTTGAAAACATAAGTAAACAACTTTACAACCAAGAATACGACTACGATCTAATAGATAGCAAAGACAATAATGTTTTTAATATCATATCAATGTTGAAACTACAAAAGGCAAAAAAGGGTTTAGACGTGGTTGTAATCGATTATCTTCAAAAGATGGATGCTGGGGAACGAGATACACGAAAGAACGTTTCTGTGATAAGCACAGCACTAAAAAACTTTGCACGTGAAAGTGGTATTACTGTTATTGCATTGGCACAATTAAATCGTGACGGCAAAGACGATAGACCACAATTAACGGATTTGAAAGAATCAGGACAAATAGAACAAGATGCAGACGTAGTGTTATTCCCTTTTAGACCATCTTATTATTTAGATGTCAAACCCGATATTGAAGAAGATGCAGAATTGATTATTGCAAAAAATAGACACGGACAATGCACGGATATACCAGTTACATTTGAAGGCAAGTACACAAAATATACAGAAAGAATATGATAAGCGAAGTTAAAAATATGGATTGCATAGAATACATGCAGCAGTTTGCTGATAATTATTTTGAATTAGCAATTGTTGATCCTCCGTATGGGATAGGTGAAGATGGAAGTAAAAATCATACACGTGGCAAATTAGCAATGGCAAAAAATTATAAATCATTTAGCGGATTTGACAAAGAACCCGAATCTTATGAATATTTTATTGAATTAAAACGAGTTTCAAAAAATCAAATTATTTGGGGAGCAAATCATTTTATTGAAAATATATTAAGTTCAAATAGTAGTTGTTGGATTGTTTGGGATAAAATTAACGGGAATTCCGATTTTGCAGATTGCGAATTAGCCTATACTTCATTCGAATATGCAGTTAGAAAATTTCAATACAGATGGAGCGGAATGCTTCAGCAAGATATGAAAAATAAAGAAAACAGAATCCACCCTACCCAAAAGCCCGTCGCATTATACCGTTGGCTTTTACAAAACTACGCAAAACCAAATGATAAAATTTTAGATACTCATTTAGGTTCAGGAAGCAGCCGAATTGCAGCAGATATGGAAGGATTTGATTTTTACGCTTGTGAACTTGACAAAGATTATTTTGATGCAAGTTGCAAAAGATTTGAAGATTATAAAAAACAATTAAAACTACTATGAACACCGAAGAAACAGACTACTTTGAAAGATACTTAACCTATCGTAAAAAGCACACGAACCTATTAAATAAGCAAGAACGAATGATAGCAAAATATGAAAAAGAAATATCACGTTTGAAACATTTGCTAACTAATCCAATACAAAAAGAAAAAGTAGATGTCAATTTATCAACTATCCTGGATGCAGTATGTAGTTCAACTAATATTATTCCACACGATATTTTAGCACAAAATAGGCAACGAAGTATAAGTACGGCACGTCATTTGTTCTGCTACATAGCGAACATACATTATGGGTATTGTTTTACGGTAATCGGTAGGTTTTTAAGCAAAGACCATAGTACTGTAATTAATAGCGTAAATAGATTTCAAAACTTTTTGGACTGCAATTATAAACTTGAATCAAAATACTATGCACAATGTAAAAGAATCTTATCAATTGGTGCTAAATAAAGGCAAAGAAAGTGTAACCTGGTGTTTACATACACTTGAAGAAGTAGAGTACTATCGTAAAAAATACGAAAAAAAAGGATGGATATTTTTTAATTTGAAAAAAGTTTTATAGTTTTGTATATCAAAGATAAAATTTTAATAGAAGTTGCGACATCGGACTGGTTAAAACAAGCAGCAAAAAACATTTGCCCATTACACCACGAAGACTTGCAGCAACACCTACTTTTAATTTTATGTGAGATGCCTGATTATAAACTTATAGATTTAAACAAAAACGGATATTTAAAATACTTTTGCGTTAAAGTTATGTTCAATCAAACTAAAAGCCCAAGACAAGCATTTAACAGACTGTTTGCGACAATTGGGGAATACGATATACATAGTTTAGATTTGGTAGAAGTAGATAGTTTAGAAGACAAAATAACAAAAGAGAACCAGTTAACCACAATTGAAAAGGTAGTCAGCAAAAACCAATGGTACGAAAGAGAAATATTTACTCAATGGTCAAATGGTAATTCAGCACGAAGCATCCATAGGCAAACAAAAATATCATTACGTGAAGTACTACGGGTAATTAAAGAAATCAAAGAACAAATAAATAATGAATATAATAATTGAAATTTTAGGTATATCCTCACTTGGATTTATATTTTCAAGTGTAGTAACACCGATGTTACCACAAAAGATAAAAGTAAAACCATTGACTTGTGAAAGTTGTTTAGCTTGGTGGTTAGGCATCGGATACTTTTACGGACAATACAATTTTGCAGCAGTAATACCAGCAGCAATATGTTATATCATTGCATCAATAATTTGGAAACTATGACGGCAAAAGACAAAGCAATAGATTTATGGTTAATGTACTATGAAATGGTAGATGACATTTATTCTACTGATGCAGCAAAAAAAATTGCAAAAGGTTATGCGTTAATTTTAGTTGACGAAATGATTGCAGAATTAGATTCCGAAAGAGTTTTTGAAAGAATATATTATTGGAATGAAGTAAAAGAAGAAATAATAAAATTATGACAAACGAACAAATAGATTACATCTTAAGCGTAGAACACCATCTACACACATTTAGAAAAACGCAAGTGTTTAGACTAACACCGGAAGAAACATTAAAGGTAAAAACAATTTACCACGAAGTAATGGGCAGCCATATTCCAAATTGCAGTAGTTGTTTTATAGAACATTTTACTTCTATAATCATTCGTGCAAAGGCAATGAAGGAACAGCAGATTCCAACCATAGACGATGTAAACCAAAAGGCATTGGAGTTGGCACAATTAGCCGATGACGAACAAAAGATTAAACCAATAAGAAAAAAGAAGTAATGCAAAAACACACACAGATTTATATGAAGTATTTCGGGTATCATTTAAGTGACTGGATGCCTTGTGAAATTTGTGGATGCCAGGCAGTAGATTTACACCATATCGAAGCACGTGGTATGGGTGGATCAAATCAAGGTGATGTAATAGAAAACCTAATGGCACTATGTAGAGGACATCATATTTTCTACGGGGATAAAAAACAATACAAAGAAATGCTTATTCAACAACATTTAAAATTTATGGAAAAAAATGGAAAATAGTTTTGGTGGTTTATGGGATGACAAAAAATGCTTTGATTACGAAATGGCAAATCAAATCCGTTTGGATAACGAAGGGTTTGTAAATATGTTTCGTGCAACTGCAAACAAAGTAGCAGAACTTGTAGAATTTAAAACTTTTGCTGATATAGGTGGTGGAGTAGGTGCGTATTCACTTGCAATGAAAGAATTAGACAAGCACGTAACTTACTACGATTTAAATAGGCATCACTTTGATTATGCTTCTTTACACAATGTCGCAAATACTTACGTTAAATGCGACATCACAGATATAAAAATCAAAGCAGATTTAGTAGCTTGTATTGAAGTAATGGAACACATCACAGATGACAAATTACACCGAATGCTTGACAATGTAAATTGCAAGTACTTTCATTTTAGCAGCACACCACATTTAACCGACTTTGACGAAGACTGGGGACATATTAACATTAAACAAGAACACGAATGGATTGCATTTTTTGAACTGCACAACTACGAATTATTGAGCAAAATTGAAGTGCCTACAACCTGGTCACTTTTATTCAAGAAAAACAATTGAAAAACAACCGATGGCAGATAGATTAGACAACCTAAAAAAAGCAAGTGGATTTGATAAAAACCCGCAGAATATTAATACACAAGGTAGACCTAAAAAGATAGTCACTCAACTAAAAGAATTGGGGTATTCAAAAGACGACATCAATCAAACGTATATGAATATGTGTGCAATGAATAGGCAAGAATTAGAAGGCATTGACAAAGACAAAACTGGTCAATACACAATCATTGAGCAAATCATTGCGGGTTCACTTGTAAAGTCACACGATAAAAATTCATTGTACAATCTTGAAGCATTGGTGACACGTGTACACGGCAAACCAAAAGAGACAGTTGACAATAATATTAAGACAGACGAACCGATTACAATCACTTTAAACTTAAAGCAATGACTGAAAAAGAAGCAATCATAATTTTGACGTATTACAACGACTGGCGAATGGGTGAAGATATTGAAATGCCAAGCCCAAAATTAATAACTGAAGCAATTAAAGTAATTATACAAAAATTTAAAGAAAGAAACTATGTTCACGAAAGCGTGAACGAACAACAATTATGAACAACGAAACAATTTATTTAGGCAATGCGTGGGAAGACCAATATGGTTTAAACGTATCAATCAATCTTGAAAAACTAAACCAAGCAATCTCAATTGGCAAACTTGAAAAGAACCAGTATGGTGATGTGAAAATAAGATTAGGCAAATTAAAGCAACCAAACGAAAAATCAAAAGCTACACATTTTGTGGCAGTACCTAAACCAAAGAATGATGTACCGTTTTAATGTCAGAGGGACATCAATGTCCCTTTGTATACCAAATATCAGTTTAAACCTGACAATAACACTATGGAAGCAATATTAAAATACAATTTACCTGATGACCAATTAGACTTTGATTTGGCAGTCAATGGTTCAAAATGGATGGCTGCAATGTGGGAATTAAATAATTGGTTAAGGTCACAAACTAAACACGCAACTGATTCAATGAGTGATGACACATACAAAGCATTTGAAGATACACGTGATAAATTGTACGAAATACTACAAGAGGAAGGATTAAAGTTATGAAACCATTATATTGGATGCACATACCATTATTACCAGGCGAATGAGTAAAGAGCAGTATTATATCGTTTTCTATTCCGAAGGTTCACACGGGGACTATTCTGTAATTGAACTATTTGTTACAAAGGATTATGAATATGCCAAAAAGTATATTGATAAATTCAATGCAATGTTACACAAATGGACAGAATACTATGACCAATTCAAAGATAATATGTGGGATGATGATTTCAACGAATATAAAAGAGATAAAATGTGGCAATTATACGAAATAAACGAAGCATCAATAAGCAAAATAGATTACAGATGAAGATATTAGTATTAATGGACAACAATAGTGGGGTAAGTTTTCACAGATTATTTACCCCCTATGCACGTATGCAGCAAGATTACGACATAATTGTTGACGTTTCGCAAACCCCAACCGATTGGATAAACATAGACTACACAAAATATGATGCAGTAGTATTCAATAGATGGTGTGGAATTTACCAATACAACGTTTTTGAGGCAATATTAAAGGCAAAGTGTAAGTTAGTATGCGACATAGACGATTATTGGGTAATACCACGTTCAAACCCAGCATTTAAGTTCTACAAGAAAGTCATTAAGAATTGCGTAAAAGATGCAATGTCATTGGCAGATATTGTAAGTTGTTCAACTGATCATCTTGCAAGTAAGATAAAAGAGTTTAACGAAAACACAATTACGTTTCCAAACGCATTAGACTTGACGGGTGAGCAATGGAATTTGCCAAAACAAAAGGGTGATAAATTACGTGTTGGATGGGTAGGTGGTATTTCACATTTAGAAGATTTAAAGTGCGTAGGTGATAGCGTAAAACGATTCTGTGAAGACTACGATGCTGAATTTTATATGTGTGGGTATCATTCGGATTCTACTGAATGGCATAGTTGCGAAAAAGCAATTACGGGTGTAGGATTAGATGAAAGACCATCGTGGTTCAAAACTGTGTTAGGTACACGTGCAGATTTGTACGGACAATCTTATGCGTTATTTGACTTTTGCATTGCACCATTGCGTGAAGACAATTTCAATCAGTATAAATCGGAGTTAAAAATAGTAGAAGCAGCAGCATACCAATTGCCAATTATTTGTAGTGATGTTAAACCATATAATTTTCATTTGTATAATCCTGGTGTATTACTTTGTCCAAATACTTTTGACCATTGGTATCAATGTTTAAAAAGTATGGTAAACCCAATAGAAGGGCGTGGGCAAGAAAACACAGACTATTGCAACAAATACCACAATTTAAAAATCATTAACGAGCAGCGATATAATATGCTTGTAGAACTATGCAAATAAACTATCAAAGACCATTTTTAACGACTTACCAACAAGCCATACTTGATGCACCTGAACGTTACACGATAACGGCAGCAGCAACCAAGTGTGGTAAAACGGCAAGTCATATCATATGGATTTTTGAACAAGCATTGCAGTTAAAAGACAATCAATCGGTGTGGTGGATTGCACCAGTTTACCAACAAGCTGAAATCGCATTCCGTAGAATGAAATCACAAGTAAGTGAAAAAGACTTCTTTATTTCCAACGAAAGCAAACTAACATTAATACTACCAAATGGTGCAAGGATAGAATTTAAGTCAGGGGAAAAACCCGACAACTTGTATGGTGATGATGTGTACGCAGCAGTAGTTGATGAGGCAAGTCGTATGCGTGAAGAAAGTTGGTATGCACTACGTTCAACATTAACTGCAACCAAAGGCAAGTGCAAAATGATTGGTAACGTAAAAGGCAAAAAGAATTGGTTTTACAAATTAGGTGAACGTGCAAGATTAGGTGAAGCAGATTACAAGTTTTTCAAAATAACGGCATACGATGCTGCAAAAGAAGGCATACTTGACGTAGAAGAAATAGAACAAGCAAAGAAAGATTTGCCCGAATTTGTATTCAAAGAATTATACCTTGCAGAACCAGGTGATGACAATAGCAATCCATTTGGTTTAGACAATATCCGTAAATGCTACGCACCAATTTCAAACGGAACACCAATTGCATTTGGAATAGATTTAGCAAAATACACGGATTGGACTGTCATAATTGGGTTAGATAATCAAAATAGGGTGTGTTATACCGATAGATTTCAAAACGACTGGCAACAAACACAACAAAAAATTATACAAATAGTAGGTAGAACACCAGCACATATTGATAGTACGGGTGTAGGTGATCCTATTGTAGAAAATCTACAACGACTTTTACCCAATATAAAAGGTTTTAAATTTACAAGTCAAAGCAAACAACAACTAATTGAAGGTTTAGTAATGGAAATACAACAAAATTCTATTACATTTCCTGAATACCCAATAGGGTACGAATTAGAGAACATTGAATATGAATATACCCGAACGGGTGTGAAGTATTCAGCACCACCAGGTTTGACCGATGACTGTGTGATGAGTTTAGCATTGGCAAACGATTGTAAAAAACACAACAGAAAAGGTATATTTGCATTTAGTTAAAAATAAATTTGCAATATTGAAAATAAAATGTATATTTGTACTATGTTAAACGCAACGATAGAAAACAGAGCAATTGAATATATCTTAAATGGTATGGATATTTTAGAAGCAGTTAAGAAAGCAATTCAAGATGAAAACGCTTTATGTATGGAAATACTACAAGGAACTACTGAAAGAGCTAAAAATGTTAAAAAGCAAATGTGTAAAAACGTTTATGCTATTATTCACTTACAAAATGCCCTTTCATAATGGGACATCAAGTATTTGTATATGAGTGTAAAAGATGTAAAAAAAAAATTATTAGTTTTATGGGTAAGCAATCAAAATGCAATTGCAATAAAAAATGAAAAAAACATCTATTGAATTATTAGAAGCATATTTTACATTGAATTGTAATAATATACATATACCAAAAGTTATTTGGGAAGATGCAAAAGAATTACAAAATAAACAAGCTCAAAATTATGCAGAATTTTGCATAAAATGTGATAGAGAAAATTTGCCAATAATATATTTTGAAGATTGGATAAAATTTAATTAAAACATTTAAATGATAACAATACAACAACTACAAGAATTAAAAGAGGTTGAAGACTACAACCCATTAGAAAAAGTCATTCATACTATCTGCATAGTTGACAATAAGATTATTGACGATGTAGAAAATATGACAGTCAAAGATTTGTTTGCACGATTTAACGAGATAGTTGTAGAAATTACACCACGTGAAAACTTGCGTTTTACTTTTAAGTTAAAAGGTAGACGTTTTAAAATGATTCCCAATGCAACCGAGATGCAAGGTCAACATTTTATAAGTTTGCAGCAATATAGTGGCGATGAGATAGTAAACAACTTGCACAAAATAATGGCAATGCTAACTACCGAAGTCAACATATTTGGCAAACCTAAAAAAGTTAAAAACCTTACAAAGCATTTTGAAGATGTGAGTGAACTATTTTTGTCGATGCCATACGACATTGCAAATACTTACTCGCTTTTTTTTTCGCAACTTTATCCGAAGTTGTTGGAAAGTACACAGGACTTTTTGATAGCGAAGGTGAAGGAAATGGAACAAGAAGCAATCCGATTCAAAGCTGGTTTGAAATCGTAGATAAGATTTGCAAAGGTAGACGTGAACAATGGGATTCTATTTTGACTATGAATTTAATTGAATTTCTAAACACAGTAAGTTTTTACACAACCCAATGGAACAACTTTAATAAAGAAATGAAACGAGTTACCACATTTGAAGGTGCAGTTATGTTGTACTTGACAAAAATATAGTATATTTGCATAGTTCTTTCTTTCGTATCTTGTTAACATCGGTGTACCCAGATGTAAAACGAGTGCTATTGGTCTCTGAAGAAAAGGGAACACGGGCAACTGCAAGATAAGTTGTATTCAATTACCCTCGTAGATTAAACCAACTACGGGGGTTTTTTGAGGGTGCTATTGAGGGTGCTATTGAGGGTGCAATGTGTAATATAAGTTACAAAATGTATGGTTTATGCTACTTTAAAGACACTTTATTGCACTATTGTATGAATTTTACCACATTATTAATGCAAATAAAATCATCAAAGCAACAAAAACTACATTTTGCTAATTTATTAATGTGAGTATAACAGTCAATCAAAAACCTGATAACAATAGTCCAGCATACAACGACTTAAATTTTGTCATTAGCGAAAGTTCAGGTGCAATTTATGGCAGCCCAAACTTCAAATACATTTGTGATGTGTACAATAATAGCACATTATTAGCACGTTTGAAGTCACCAGTTTATCCAAATAGTACAAACAAAGGAGTATTTAACATCTCAAGACTAATAGAAAACTTTGTAACCTACGATTGGAATATCAATGATGTGTCAGTAAGTGGATGTCCTAATAGTAATTTCTACTACAATGTAAAATTCGGTTATGAATATTCTACTGGTAGCACATCACCAATGATCACGTCAAGTGGTTTGACCAACGTCACGGGGCTAACTGCTTACAATATGGCATTGCACCCTATTGACTTTGCTACATTCATAGAAAACGACTACAATATTAACACGTCAACAAACGCAAAGTTTTTGACAACGATGCGAAATAAAACGATACACAGAACACAAAAGGACTGGTTATACTTTTGGAAAGGGAATGCAAGTGCAGTGCAAATCAAAACATACCCAGCAGCAACAACGCAAAATATTGTGGTTAGTGGAATATTAGATTCAGTTTTACGCATTCCAATAATACCAAGTAGCGGTGCAACTTATTTAGAAGTCAAAGCAATTGGTAGTGGTTCAACAACTGAAACATACACCATTTACATAAAAGACGAATGCAGCAAATATGATACAAACGACATTTATTTTCTTAACAGATACGGTGCAGTCGAGTCATTTCGTTTTGATAGGTTGCGAAGGGACAAATTTAATGTGGTACGGAAACAGTACAAACAAACACCTTACACTTTGGCGGGTAGTACGTACAAATACGGAACAGATGCAAAGTCAAAATCAAATTACGACACCGAAGCAAACCAAATCATAACACTAAATTCCAATTGGATAACTGAAGAAGAAAGTGCGTGGTTAAAAGAACTGATAATGAGTCCATATGTGTGGTTGTTAGATGGTGGTGTACTTAAAAGTGTAAACGTAATCAATAGCGAATACGAAACCAAACGCACCATAAACGACAAAGTATTTAATTTTACGATCGACGTAGAACTTTCATTCACAGATAAGGTACAACGATTATGATAAACTTATTTGTAAACACAGTCCTTATGGATTTGTCGGATGACTTCGACTTATTAATTACGAGGTCAATTGCAGACATTAAAAACCCCGAACAACGTACAAGCGATTGGAGTAAAACAGTTGTGTTACCAGGTACAAAAGCAAACAATGTTTTGTTTGGTAATATATTTGAAGTAGACCACACAGTTTTGGGTAATGGGCAATTCAGTCCAAACTTCAACCCCAACAAAAAAGCCGATGTACTTGTTTTAGTAGATGGATTTGAGCAGTTACGTGGATTTATACGGCTCATTCAAATAAACGTCTTGGATAGCGATACGATAGAATATGAGTGTAGTTTACACGGACAGACGGCAGACTTGTTTACGACGCTTGGAAATGCAAAATTGAGTGAGTTAAACTTTGACGAATACAATCACGTTTTAAATAAAATCAATGTTACAAATTCTTGGGATACATCAATTGTAAAAAATGGTAGTTCACAAGCGTTTCAATATGGTGAAGGTTATGTTTACGCACAAATGTTGTCAAAATATGGTAGTCAAAACAACAATACAAGTCAATGGAGAGTAGATGACCACGTACCAAGTTTGTATGCAAAGACTATAATTGACAAAATATTTGCAAGTACACCATATACTTATACTACTGATTCATTTTTTAATACTGATAGGTTTAAGCGTTTAGTAATTCCTTACAATAACTTCGGATTTGAGGCAGATGAAACTGCATTGACTACACGTTTATTTCAAGCTGGGTTTAATTCAGCAACAATTATACTAAATCCAAACGACATTATCCCATTGAACAACGATTCAACTGGTGGCAACTTTGATAATGGTGGTAATTTTAACACTACAACTTATAGATATATTGCACCATTAGGTGGTAGTTATGATTTCTTTCTAAAAGTAAACGCAGTTTCTACAGTATCTGTACCAATTCCATCAGCAGATTATGGAGTATTAACTTTTGGACTATTTAAAAACAATGTACTTGTAAAAACATTTTCGGGAATTTCTGATAATGAGTCAAATGATGCTTGGTTTTTTGATTATACAGATGTACAAACAATTCAATTAATTGCTGGTGATTATGTGCAAGTCAAATTTCTCAATCATAGATGGTTAGACGTTGGTTATGGTAGTGTAACTTTAAGTTTATCTAATGATAGTAAATTTTACAACCACGTAGACGCATCTACTTTTGCTTACAACAACACAATTGATTTCGGTTTATTCTTTACTGGTGATGACTTGCAAAAAGATATGCTTTCAAACTTTGTCAAGATGTTTAACTTGTATATTGAACAAGATATTCTTAACCCTAAAAGTTTACGATTTGTGCCACGTGATGAATTTTACAACGGGATAACAAAAGATTGGACAAAGAAATTAGACTACTCGCAAAACGTGACAATAGTACCAATGGGTAATTTAGAAGCAAATCCCTACACGTTTACTTTTAAAGAAGGACAAGACCAGTACAATAAAGACTATAAACAAAGTACTTCACGAATTTATGGTGATAGGGTAATCCGTATTGACAACGACTTTGTAAAAGAAGAAAAGAAAATTGAAGTAACTTTTGCACCTACTATCTTATTTCAGGCAGAAGATTCAAAACGATATTATTCTGCAATATTTAATAGCAATAACGACAAAGGACAATTACGATGTCTTTATTTTGGAGGGGTAAAAACTACACAAGTTTACGAGGTGTACGAAACTAACCCTACCAACAACCCAAACATCAATAAATATCCTTTAATACTACATATAGATAACGTATACAATATGCAATTTGACTTGAACTTTGGTATGCCATTAAATATCATTAGTAGCAAGGGTTTAAGTTACTCAAATCAAAACCTTGTCAATGTATATTGGTACAAAACAATTCGTGAAATTACCGATAAGAACAGTAAGATTTTACGTGCATATTTTAGGATTACACCTTATGACTGGTACACTTTACAGTTCAAAGACTTGTACTTTTTTGAAGGTCAATATTGGAGGTTAAATAAAATAAGCGACTACAACCCATTGCAAGATGGTGTATTCTTATGTGAATTTTTATTAGTGACATATTACGAACCAACCACAGTAACTAAAAAGAATGTGGGTATAGGTGTTCCTGATGTGTTAAGTGATAAATTTCCAAAAGGCACACCATTAGGATTTGTAGCAGTTAGTAGTGGTGGGGTAAACATAGGTAATAGTGGTTTAGATTGTTTAGATTCTGTGGTAATCGGTAACGACAATGTAAGTACTGCACGTTATTCTACCATTATAGGAGAGAAAGTAAACATTCCAAGTGGCTTTAAATATGTCACTGCAATAAATTGTAATGATTTTACGGCAGTTGAAAGCAACAAAGTCTATATGGACAATTTTCCACAAAGAGGTGCTTATAGTTGTGGTGGTAACGTAATAGAAATCAACAGTACGAATTCCCCGTACACTTGCGTTTATGATGACTACTTAATTATAGCAACAACAACACTTGGTAATATATCAGTAGTGCTACCAACACCATCTACAAATAAAGGCAAAGTATTTGTAATTAAAAAACTGGGAATCATAAATTCAGTAACAGTTAGTGCAGGTGATGGTTCTATTTTAATAGACGGAGTAACAACAAACGTAATCACAGCAGATAAAACTTCACGTCAATTTATATCAACTGGCACATCTTATATCGTAATCGTATAACAAAATGGCAAAATCAACCGCAGCAATAGAAATCGAAGTTGTACCAAAGAATGGTGCAGATACAACTGTAAAAAGTTTTAAAGAACAATTATTAGAAGCACGAAAAGAAGCTGAAAAAATTGTACAAAATTTTGGGGCATTTAGTCCTGAAGCAATTGCAGCACAAAAAGAAATTGGTAAATTAAATCATAAAATAGAAGATTTCAATAGCCAAGTAAAAGGAGTAACTGCAAATAATTTTCAAAAAATTGGTACTATTGCAACTGGAATTGCACGTGGGTTTGAAGCTGCACAAGGAGCAATGGCATTGTTTGGTGGTGAAAGTGATGATTTGACTAAACAACTTGCAAGGGTACAAGGTGCAATGGCATTTGCAGATGGAATTGATAGCATAAGGCAAATGTCGGGGCAATTTAAAGCACTTGCAAAAGATGGTATACAATTATTAATTAAAGGATTTAGTTCGTTAAAAGCTGCTCTTATTTCTACTGGTATTGGTGCATTAGTTGTTGCCGTAGGATATCTAATTACTCATATGGATGAATTAGGGCTTTCAGTTAAAAGTGATGCAGACAAAGCAGATGATTTAACAAAGTCTAATGATGCTTTAAAAACATCAATGGATTTAACAAGTAAAAGCATTGAAGCAGAAACAGATTTATTAAAAGCACAAGGTAAATCATTAAAAGAAATTAATGATATTAAAATAAAGAATTTAGAAATTGCAAATCAAACACTTGAAATTTCAACTGCTGAATTAAGGGTACAACAAGCAAATCTTGAACATTTGACGGATTTAAATTATACAATGTCTAAAAGTGAACAAGAGGCATTTGATAAAATAGATAAAATTCGCAAAGAAAATGAAATTGCCATAGTAAAAAATACTGCTACTATTTTAAATTTAAAATCCGAAGTAATTAAAGAAACTGCAGACCAGGACGCAAAAGCAGCAGAAGAAGCAGAAAAATTACGTTTAGAGCAAGAAGCAAAACAAAAAGATGCTGCTGCAAAACAATTAAAAGCAGTTCAAGAAAAATATGAAGCATTACGTAAATTAGATGAAGCAAATGCAACTGAAGGATTAGACTTAATTACAACGCAATATGCAAATAATTTATCACGTTTAAAAGAAGGACAAGACCAAGAATTAAAACAAGAAAATATAACAGATGCAGCAAGAACTGCAATTAATCTTAAATATTCTGCTTTAAGAGAAACAAATGAAATTGAAAGATTAAAAGCAGTTAATGAATTTACAAAAGCAAATGATCAAAAAATTATTGATGATGCTAAAAAGAAAGATGAAGAAATTAAGGCAGCAAAAGAAAAATACATTGCAGCAGATATACAACAAATAAAAGAACAATATCAAAAAGAAATAGATTTCATTCAAGAACGTGATAAAAATTTAACAGACCAAACTAAAACTAAAGAACAAATTGCAAAACTTGAACTAAAAAGTTTACAAGCACAATATGATGAAAAGAAAAGATTAGGAGTAACTGATTTAGCACTTGCAGAACAAATTTCACAAAAGAAAACTGAATTTACCGATAAAGAAATTGCAGAACAAGAAAAACTTTTAGCTAAGAAAAAACAAATACAAGATGATATTTACAAAGGCATTGGTGATTCCTTAAATGCAATTAGTGAATTAAATTCTGCTTATGCTGGTAGTAGTGAAGAAGAGCAAAAGAAAGCATTTGAAACTGACAAAGCATTAAAATATGCAAGTACTATTTTGTCAACTATTCAAGGTGCACAAAATGCTTTTACAACGGGACTTGCATCACCTTTGACTGAAGTATTTCCAGCATATCCTTATGTACAAATGGGTGCTGCAATTGCAGTAGGTATTGCAAACTTAAAAAAGATTAGCAGTACTTCTTATCAAAGTAAATCAATTGATAAAACAAACCCATCACAAGCAAGTGGTCAAGGCACAATGCAATCATTTGCACCACGTATGTCAACTTTAAATACAAATGAATCACTTACACAAAATCGTAAAGTATATGTTACCGAAGGTGATATCACACGAACACAACGTAGGGTAAGCAATAACCAAGCAATAAGCGTAGTAGAATAATGCAACAATTTCACAATAATACTAATTTATAGAATATGGATTTACCAATATACAAATTATCAATTGACGAATTTGACTTTGAAAGTGGCATAGACTTTATTTCACTTGTTGAAAATCCTGCAATACAAAAGAACTTTTTAGCATTTAATAAAATAGAATTTTTACAACCAACTTCAGGTGAAACAAAAGAAGAATTTATACCCAAGTGCATAAAGTACGTAATTGACGAAGGTAAGGATAGTGAACAAGCAGTTGCTATTTGCAATTCAATGTGGGACAACAAAAACTTCGCACAAGGCGACAAAGTAAGTTTTGACTACGATGATACCTTATCTACTGCACACGGCAAAGAACTTGCAAAACAAGAAATAGAAAGTGGTTCTATTGTTTACATTATTTCTGCACGTGATAACAAAGAAGGAATGTTAAGTGTTGCAAATGATTTAGGGATTGCTGAAAGTCGTGTTTATGCAACTGGTAGCAATAGTGCAAAAGTTGACAAAATAAAAGAACTTGGAATTACAAAACACTACGACAATAACCAAGACGTAATTGATGCACTTGGAAGTATAGGTGCAAAATTTGACATCATTGTCAAAGATTTACCCAACTATATTAAGCAAATTAAGAAACCGAAAACAAAGTTTGCTATTCAAAACGAAGAAAAACGCATCATTACCGGTGCTGCAATGTATGCTGACTTGCCTATTTACAGACGTGATGAAGAAAAAGGCGAGTACTATGTAGTATTTGACAAAGAAACTATCTTTAAAATTGCAAAAAAATGGGCTTTAAACAACAAATACAATGCAGTCAATACCGATCACGCTCAACCAATTGAGGGATGCACACTATTTGAAAGCTATTTATTAGACTTTGAACGTGGAATTATGCCACCAAAAGGATTTGAAGATGCCAAAGACGGCAGTTGGTTTGTGAGTTACCTTGTAGAAGACGAAGGGGTATGGCTAAAATGCAAAGATGGTACTTGGAATGGGTTTAGTGTAGAAGGATTCTTTAACTTTCCTATCAATGCAGAAATACAATTTCTTTCACAATTGAAAGATATTTTACAAAAGCACATAAAAAATGCAACAAAAAACACATAAAACTAATTTATATAAAAATGAACACAAAAGATTTAATCAAAGAAGTTAGAGAATTGATGTCTAAATTCAATTTCAATAAC